CCAATGTCAATACAGTAGCATCCTTTTTACTCATCCACGCTTTTGTAATAACATTAAATTCAGTTGTTAATGTTTGTTCATTAAAAGACATAACTTTTATGGTTTCACCTGAATTTACACGTTCAACTAATTCATCCATTCTAAGTCTACCTCTATCAGTAGTAATAATTGAATCACCAACAACACATGGATTTCCACCTTTTACACGTCTATCTTTGTAGTCTTTACCGCTCTTCATACGTGAGTAACCCTGCATATTCTCAAGCCATGCAAATCCCGGTTCACCATTTTTCACAACACGTTTACAAGCATCAGTATAATCCATGCCCAATTCGGCAAATATAGAATTGTTCGATGTCCACCCAAATTCTTCCCTATATGGATTCACGTCGTAATCCTTTAAGTCCAAATATTCCTGATTCTCAGGATCACCAAATACAATTTCGGCTGTATTGTGTGATACAATACATTCATCCGAGTATTCAGGATTTCGTACAAAGAAATGATGCTTGTCCGCAACCTCTATGTCCATCGTTTGAACATATTTATTTTCATCGACTATTTCCATAATCGAAATTAAATTGAAATCTTCCAAATTGAAATCTTCTATCCCATACATAATCATTCTCCTATTAATATACATCTAATTTAAATCGGTATCCATTATTCTTAACCGCTTCATATTTTATTTATTTTTGGGTTTAACTAAAAAATCTAACTCCGAATCAATATCCTTTACCATTTTCCACTTAAAGCCTAGTTTCTGATTATATACCAATAATGTATGTTTTTCAGTAGCTTCATATTCAGTATTGTTCATCGTTTTAATTTTCAACACTTTCTGTTTTCCGCTATCTATGACATCATTAACCTCTCGCAAACCTCCTGCTGTATTTATCATATCTCCCGATGTAAGTTCACTCATACATTTGAAACCATTTTCCGTTTGAACTTCATAGTGATTTGGTAAACAGCGTCTGACATTTCCGGCCACCACACATTTACCAATATGATTCATAATATCAACTATTGTGGTTATTGTAATAGGTGCCCCAACATTTTTATCTAGTGTTTTGGATATTTCATCCATAGCAGCTTTAAGTGGTTTGTACCCACTTGAAGTGCCGCCGAACCCCTTTATTGGTGCTCCCTCTGGCCTGATTGTATCATAATCATAATCCATAGGTGAAGTACCAAGAAAATAGCTCTCGATCAATAATTTCATGGCATCAACCCAACCCTCACGGGAATCTGGGATTACAAACTTTTCTGGTGGTCTATCCACATTAGGGCCTTTGACAATAAGTTGCCCTGCCCCCTTTGTATCAAATCCAACACCGACTCCCAACATGGAAGCGTCCATTAGAAACGTGAATGGTTTGGCCAAATCGTCTTTCAAATTTTCGGTGGATACGAATGCACAGTTATTCAATGCCGCATACAATCCCTTTTCTTCAGTGATAGCAGTGCCCATTGCCCACAGACCCCGTCCGGGTGGTAGAAATTTCATTTCAAAAATACGCTCATACATTTCCTGTGCAGACCTCTGTGCCTGCCATGGGTTCCATCCAAGACCTTGTTCGTCTATCCAGTTTTTCTGCATGCTATATGTACCTTCAACTACACGCTGTACTGTTTCCCACCATTGTTCATTTGAACCATCTTCCTTTATTCTGGAATATGTCCTCATATATACTAGGGCCCCTAACCCATTGAAACCGAAGGGTGCCCGCTTGCGCTTGAACCCATCTATAAATTTATCCGATAATTTAAAAGTTACCATTTATTCTCTCCTATTCATATCCATCGACCTTTTTCTCGGCCTTATTATCCACCATCAAATCTTTGAATCGGTTCTTCAATTCCTTGCGGACATACTCATCACCGTTATTCATCTTTTTCTGTTGTTCTTTTCCACTAAAACTTTGACCCTCAAAGATTTCTATTTTACCTATATTCGTATTCATATTCATCGGCAAGGTAATACCATCCTGACCAAATCTGTTTTTGATAATGTGACATCTAGCCGTATTCGCTATCTTATCAGATACTTGACGACTAATAGACATTACAAAGTCAGCTGTCATTATCTTAGAATAATCCTCTGCAACTTTGGAAGCATCAATAATTTCCTCTTCCAATGCACTACGATTCGCTTGAGATGCCGTCCATACTGGTAAACTGAATTCACCGGCCAGACCTCTCAAGTCCTCATAAATATTACTCAGCTGGAATCGTTTTTCTACGGCTCCAGATGAATCTCTCAGAATATCGGCATAATCAACCACAATTAGGTCGGGTATAATATTCTGAATTTCCATTTGTTTTAAGTGAGCCGCAATCGTTTGTACCGATGCCGATCTGGTTGGCCAATACTTAATTATCATTTTCCCCGGTAATGCATCAATTACCTTTTTTACATCCTCTTGATGATACTTAATGTTTGCGGTTGGAACCCCACTCATAATAGTATCATATCTCAAACCAACATAATTCTGATTTAATTCCAATGTATAGTGAACTACTGTCAAACCAATTTTAACCCCATGTGCCCCAACTGTCTGTAATACCCACGTTTTTCCAATACCAGCGGGTGCTACCACCACTATTAATTCACCCTTACCAGCTCCCCCGTCCATCAATTCAGTGACGGATTCCCAAGGGGTTTCTATCGTACTTCTAGTGCTTTTTGTCAATCTCTCCTCCAAACCCACAATATAATCGTGGCCTATATCTCGTTCCGATCCAGCTTTTAGGGCATTATCAATCAGCCCCTTAATCGAATCGTATTTCTTTTCTTGTAATAAATCAACCGATTGAATAATTGCGTTTTTCAATATTTGATTTTTACAAAATTCCAATGATTCCCCTTTGACAAATTCTAGATCAGTAGAATCCATATTTTGCCATGCCTCTTTGAGCTTAGCAATTACTGATGTCTGTAGGATGTCATTCTGTATTTCATTTATTTTGATTTTAAGTACATCGAGTGTTGGAGTCGTTTTGTACTCCATAAAATACTCACTGATGGTGGCCACTAACCATTGATTAGCGTCACTATCAAACATGACTGGTTCCAAGATATCCCCTATTGTCTGAAAATACTTGGTGTCAGCCAGAAGTGACGATATCACTTTGGTTTGAAACGAACTCCCAAATGGGGTTAGTTTTTCACTATCTACCATTTTCCCATTCTCTAATTTCTATAAATTCACAATCCATATAACTTATAATTTCCATTTTTCTTCTCACATCCCGTTTTATTTGTTTTAGATGTTTTTTTTCATAGTATTCGATCACTATATTTTTTGATGGGCTATAAAAGTCAACCCAATATCCCAACCCTTTAATTAATCAAGCTTTTCCGTACATATAGATATCGTATATATGGCGAAAAACGCTGATATATTTTGTAACATATTGATTTATTTTTCCTATTCATCATACAATTTTTTCATTCGTTCGCGCTTGGCTTTTTCAATCTTTTTCTTGCGATAGGCATCTCTAGCCCTCTTCAATATTTCCTTTTTATTGCGTTCGTAATGATCGGCTTGCCATTTCCTCTGTGCCTCTTTACGTTCTTCTACTGTATTATACTTCTTTTTTCTTCCCATTATGTTCTCGCACGAATTTGTCCAATGTTAAAAAGGACTGGTTTAACCATGTTTCCAGATTGGGTATGGATTGGTGCAGTTGGTCTCTAATAAACATTTTCTCAAATTGTAATTTATTAAACTTGGTTTGTTGATCCCTATCGACCACACTCAGTATATGAAATTTGGCGGTATTACTAATAACCACCTCATCCAGTTGCATCAATTTCCAATTCAATTCCAATAGCTCTTTGTTATTAATAACATTGTCATACACTTTCAATTTGGTGTCTTGACCCTTAGCATATTCTATCAAATCATCAACATTCAATTTCTTTGAATCATCCAATACATCTGGGAATCTCTTTATGATTGTTTTGATTTTGGCTCCACCGACACCTGGAATATTATCAGATACATCACCTTCCATAATCCTATATGCTAGGAAATTATTTGGTGGTATTTGATATTCAGCCCTGATTACCTCTGGAGTATAGAGTATTTTTTTGGTAGGTGACCACACCGATATTCTATCATTTACAAGTTGTAGAAAATCTTTGTCAGTGCTCATTAATGTGATTTTACTATCAGTCAAAACCTGCTTGGCAATATATGCCATTGTGTCATCAGCCTCAATATTCTCCACCGTAATCAGTGATAACGGAAGTGTCCCCAAATAATCAACAGTCTTTTTCAACTGCTCCATCATCGACTGATGTTCGTCCTCAGCGGTACTGAATGCATCCGCTCTATTTAATTTTGATACTTTCCGTTTTCCTTTGTATTCTGGATACAATTCTCTACGGCGCACCGAACCACCCTTGCCATCAAATGTGATTATCAGCCGAGTGGGATTTAATGTTTTGACAGTATATGCTATAGACCTCAAAAATCCGATGATTCCACCGACATGAGCCCCATTTGTATTTGTCATGGGTACGGCCGAAAAGGCCCTGATAAATGTATTTAGTCCATCGACTATCAACACGTTGCTATTATATTCCAGATCATCTGCATTGTCATGTTCCTTCTGAACTTGATCCAGTATCCGTTGTAATGTTTTATTGTTCATTTACACCTTTCTAAAAAAGGGGCATTCTTAACTTCTAATATTTATGTATGTATTTTGGAGTAACAACCTAAAAAGCAAAAATGCCCCAAGTCCGATGAAGATTAACTGTCGTCTTCCAACATCTCTTCAATTTCTTCCACTTCGGCATCCAATACCACCGGCTCGTCTGGAGAATTTCTGTATTTCAATATGGTTTTTTCACATATTTGATCGTATAGATATTTTTCCAATTTGGGATTTTTCTCTAAAACCTCTTCAAATTTCTTTGCCTGAAATTTTATTTCTTTATCCTCGTACTCGATGGTGTACCAAGCTCCGGCCTGTTTGACAATCTTATGAGCGGATAAAATTCTTATCCAGCTCCCAATGTCATCAATTCCAGAAGCGAAACTTAGGTTGAATTCGGCCTGCCTCAGAGGCGGACCCATTCTATTCTTGATTACCTGTGCTTTAATTTTCATTCCAACGACCTGTTCTTTTGTACCAGTACCAACCTTTATTCGGCCAGCGTTCTTTAATCTAACTCTAACTGATGCATGGAATGGCAATGCCTTTCCACCAGAAGTAGTCCATTGGTCACCAAACATTGCACCCAACTTCTGCCTCAATTGATTTGTGAAAACCAATGCGACACGTTGTTTACCAATCATTTGTGTGATTTTTCTCATAGCCTTTGAGATAATAATGGCTTTGCTTGTTGCCCAACCATCCTTATCAAAATCGGCTTCCATTTCAACCTTTGTACTGGCTGCGGCTATACTGTCCACAAGAATTGTAACCAGTCTGCCCTTATCTTGTTCCCTAACCTTTGTCACAATATTTTCAATGTGTTCAAAAATCTCTTCAACTGTTTCCACATGATCATAAATCATGTTCTTAACATCCACTCCAATGGCTGTCAAAAATTGTGGGCTAACTGAAGTTTCAGTATCAATGTATATGGCCACCCCACCTTTACGCTGGGCGTTAGCCAAGATGTGAGCACCGACAAGACTTTTGCCAGTACCTTCCAATCCATTAAATTCAGTGATTCTACCCACGGGTATTCCCCCGTTGGGCATATTTGATATCGCTAAATCTAGTTCTGATGATCCAGTGGAAATTCAATCCGTTACATCTGTGGGTGATTCTTCGCTATCTAAAAAGAAAGCGGATTTTTCGGCGGATGATTTGTTAATCGAATCCGCGATCATTGAGGCTAATTCGTCTCTATCTCTCATTTGCGTCTCCTAAAATAATATGGGGAGACTGTGAAGTCTCCCCGTATCGTTTATTATTTAGTTTTTCTTGTTAAAAATGTCATCGAAATTATCAATGGAAGCAGTTTCAACATGTTCCTGCATTTGAGATTTTGTCATACCGTCTCCGGCTGTATCAGATTCTTCCTCTGCATCTGGGCTAAGGTAATCATTGAGAGCCTCTGCCAAATCATCATAAGAAAGTTCCTGATAAATTTCGCGGACATCTTTTTGATTTTCCAAGAAGTTATCCAGTTGTGCCTTATTGGCGGTTAATGGTGTAACATTTGGCTTAACGCGAATGTTAGTTTTTGGAAAACTCGCACCGACTTCTTCCGCGGTTTTGAATTCCACGACTACATCACGACCACTTGTTGGGTCGGTAATGTCACCGTAGTCTGGGTCAGACATGAATCCGAGCAGTTCTTGGTAAACTGTTTTTCCAAAACCCCAGAATTTTACACCCTGATCTTCTTCACCACGTACCACGATTGGAACATAAGTTCTCATCTTAGCACTAAGTTTCTTAGACAGTTTCCAACCTTCTGAATCTCCTGAAGCCCGCAGCTTCTTAGAGAATTCCTCGATTGGATCGGGTCTCTGAAATGACAGTGGAGACAAGTAGTTCTTGCCACCTAAGTCATAATGAAAAAGTAACTCAATGAATGGATTATCATGATCCATTTTATAAGGTACGAGTCTGATTTGGGTTTTTCCGGAAGATGGTTTCCAGAGGTTGTTTACACGGTGATTTGTTGATTCTAGCTGTTCTAGACGTTTTTTTAATGCATTAATATCGGCCATTTTTGTTTCTCCTAAGTGTTTAAATGCTCATTCGTTAATGTTTAATTAGTTATATTTAATTCATACAACCTGTGTTTCTTTTCACATTAATATATAGTAAGCAGGCAAAGAAAAACACCCTTTTATTTTGGGTGTTTTGAAAAAAAATCTTACTATTTTTTTAATTATTTTAGTTAATATTGCCCCCATAATTAACTACCAAGAATTGGGCATTGGTCTGAATTTCCACTTCAATATCGACCGATTTTCCAGCTTCAACCAGTCTCATTATATTTGCATGTAATACACCATTCCGATAATTCAGATGGTAGTCATTTACATTTTCTGGAGTCAGTGTGATTTCCATAATTCCACCCCTATAGGTTGAAGCTTCCGGCTTTTTCACCAGTTTTGATATTAATAAATGACACCCCACTGATATCGAATTGGTATGTTTCGGCACATTTGTGGCAAATTGAACCATCTTCGGAATATTCAACTCCTTTGTGATCGTTGCAAAAATCATTTTCACAAATAGCACACTTGTCAATAAAAATCGGTTGAGATTCGCCCCATATCAAAGTTTCTCCGCTGGAATTGAAATGGTCGTGGTTGGGTCCATATTCAACATAATGATTGCAAAAATCACAAGCATGTCTTTCGAAATCGACTTCCACCATTTTTTTGAGTTGATTGGTTGACATCTTAGATTTCCTCTACACCTTCTGATAGAGCCCAGTTGTAAAGGCCTTCGTCATTCATAATCCACAACTCACGTTCGTCGTCGTCAAGATCAAAATTTGGTTGACCTATAGCCGCTCGGATGCCCGAGTCGAGTTCAGCTCTGTTGTCGTCAATAAATTCTTGCAATGTCATTTTAATTCTGTCCTTCTAAATCGTTAATAAATTGTTCTGCCAACTCGATTGCGGCCGATGCACACCCCTGACGAGATTGTGTGCCGTCTGGATGTGTCATTATTTCTCCATCACCACCCATATAATCGTATTCAAATTCGGCCAATGGTACATTTGAATTTTCACTCTCAACTATAACCGTATCTGGACCCTCAAAGTCCCACCAATATTTACTCATCTTAATTTTCCTCAATTTCTTCAATTAATACTGGGATTGTCTCGTCGCATGGGTTTCCACCATTTGCCCAGTTATTCAAGTGTGCTATAATATATGCCTGTGCAGACATATCGTTTTCTGTACCGCTTACTGCCTCTTCAATTAGGCCGATGGCCTCATTAATTAAGTCTTGGGCGTTAGTCAATAATTCGACTCTTTCACTTTTATGCATTTGATTGTCCTCTCTTATCATACCTCAAGATACAAGATAAAAACGACAAAGTCAACCGTTATTTTCGCTTTTTTGAAATTAATTTCCTTTGAGCAAGTCTTTTTCCAACTGTGCAAACATATTTGCATGGATGTGTTTCTCATAGATTTCAAGAGTCCGTTCAAACCCCTGAATTTCTTTTCGCAGTGTAACTACGGCCGCATAATGTTTATATGGATCATCACCCTTCGCGGCGATATTATACGCTTCCATTAATTTTCTCATGTGTTCCGTATTAATTTTCATTTCTTAACCTTTCTGCTAAAAATTACCGTAGTCGACCTGAAAACACGGAACCCCAATTTCGTTTCGCCATAATTCGACCACGGAATCTCTGTCATCTAGAACAAATAGGATATTATACTTGTCCTCAAGAAATTGTTCATACATTTCTTTTTTAACCGTACTGTCTTTACGCATATCACCCGCTTCACGCATAATCAACTGGTTATAATGGATGTTATGTGTACGCAGCCAAGATTCAGTCAAATCACGGGAAGAACCATCGCGTGCCGAGAATAGAATGATTTCAACGTGTTCGTCTTCGTCATCTTCATTGAGCATCATGTTCGAATATCCGTATGTATCCAATACGTGGCGTACTGGGCTATTCACTGCATCAGTATCCACCTTGTCCCAATCGTATGGGCCCCTAGCAACCATCTTTGCCAATGTCCCATCCAAGTCACATACGATTGCTTGTGGCAAACTCTGATCCTGAATATTGGTGAACATTGGATTATCCACTGGTGGGCAATATGATTTTGGAGTCACTTTAAGATTCTTGTTGATGTATTTGGTGAAAAATTTCTTAACCACTCCCTCTGGCACCTGATCTTCAGACGGTCGAGTAGCGTTACGATGTAACGCAGTTTTCAGCTCCACATCAATATATTTTTCTATCACTTCAACATCACCCACACTCTGTGCAAGTCTGTGCCATTGTGATACGGTTTTACCTTTTAAGTTGGTGTCATCAGTAACCACATTCAACCCTTTTTGTAGGGCCTTACGAGCCATCGCCATAACTGTATCTTGGATAACCATTTCAAATACTTCAGAATATACTCCGGCATTTGCCATCGTCCTGAAATCGTCTCGGTTAACGCGAAGCCAATTCTGTGGGTCCTTTCGAACCAATTCCTTTGCATAGGTGGACTTACCACAACCTGGTACTCCCCTAACAATAATTAATGTTTTCATTTATTCCACATCCTTTAATTCTTCGAAATTTTCTTTAGCTCTCATTTTGTCAATATCCATGTAAATCACCTGTTGTCCACATGAAATACAATTATCAGTATCTTCCAATACAAATGTTTCATTATCACGCCTTACCATAAATAACCCAATTTCACAAAATGGGCATTCACGCCTATACATTGAATTGTCATCAGATTCCAGTAAATTTGCATGATACACTTTTATTGGTTCATTTAATATATTAATCGGTTTCATTGTCATACTCCAAAATTGTATCATTTTCCAGCTCTTTTATGAGAATGGCAATATCATCCCATTCCACATAATCCCCAAACTCATAACGGTCTTTTTCAACCCATGTTGAATATCCGCCGATGCGATCACTGTGGGGATCAATTTCAGCTGCCATATCGAATCGGCTCAAATCTTTTAATCGCGCAATTATGTCCTTTTTATTCATTGTCATCATCCAATATATTTCTCATATCCATGTCCCGTATTTCCAATTCATGTAAAACTTCATTCAGTTGTTCACGTAAATCTTCATTTTCTTCTTCCATATCAGTTATGGTATCCGACAGTAAATCGTTACTATCTTCGAAATCAAATAGCTCCTTTTCAACCGAATCCACATATTCAATAGTGGCCTGAATTAATATTCTAAGCAATTCTCCAATAATGTCATTCTTATTCATACTATAATATACAAGATATTTATGAGAAAGTCAAGCTTTATTATTCCCATTCCTTATCTTTTTCATATTTTATATTAATTTTCTGGGGATACTCAGTGCCCCAAATAGTATTCATTATGTATCGTTTAACCTGAGCGGGATCTATGCCAACGTAGTACCCCTTGTATGCCCCTCGGCTTAGTTCTTCGTGTGATATACCAGTGAAATCTGATTCAGAAATAGTGTATTTCTTCCAAGCTGGA